TTGCTGTTCTGGATTTTTGTTATGCGTATCGAAAAACCACGGGACATGGCACAGTTGCGCATAATATCAGGCAGACCGCCCCCAATGCCGTTGGTCTCAATGACAATGTTATGCAGATTGCGCCGCGACATAAATTCCAGCACCTGGTCACACTGATTGGATAACGGGTATTGTTCTGTGTCGGATACAGTCATGTACAATATGTCATGAATAAAAATATGACGTGTCTGGTCATCACGATACAGCAATACACAGGCACTGCTGTCACGATTGCGACGACCAGATGATGGATCCCAATATAATACACAGCCCGTTATACTGTGCCCCCCAAGTCGTGCCATGTGCATATCAATTTCATCGTCATAAAATATTAAACCGCCAGGGTCCAGACGAGTGCGCTGGGGCGGAATAAATTCCAACAGCATTTGTGATGAAAAATGCCGATGACCAACAATTTCGCGTATCTGTTCAATCCGTGACAGTGGAAATAACTGGGGCCAGGCAGGTGTGCCGTCCGCACTAACTATCGGAATTTTCAAGACTTTGTACCCAGACAAAAAAGGCATTGAAAAAGCATTTTTTTCATATACTATGGGCATTGAAGAAAAGGATTGCGACATGGATTTTACCCCTAAGACTTTACCAACAAATTTAGAAGCAGAACAGGCCGTGTTGGCCGCCGTGCTGATGAAAAACCGGGCATTGGAACAGGTGGGCGAATTCTTGAATGCAAAGCACTTTTCGCACCCCGCACACCAGGAAATTTATAAACTGGCGGAACGACAGTTCGCCGCAGGCATTCCGTTCGATATTATTACGGCAAAAAACTATCTGGACCAGCAAGGTGTGCTGGAATCCGTGGGCGGTGTCGAATATCTTAGCCGACTGGCCAGCGCAGGAACAACAGTCGTAAATGTCGAACAATATGGACGTATCGTTTATGAAAACGCAATGCGACGCGATTTAATCGCATTGGGACAAGAAATCACAGACCAGGCATTTATCGAAGACCTGGATAATCCTGTGTCACGACAAATCGAAATCGCAGAACAAAAACTGTTCGATATGGCAACAACAGGTACGTCTGAACGTGAAATCACGTCAATTTCAACGGCACTGGCCGCCGCAATGAGCGAAGCGGAAATCGCATACAAGGCAGATGGACAATTGTCTGGGTTGACAACCGGACTGAACGCACTGGACACATCAATCAGTGGACTGCACCATTCGGACCTGATTATTATCGCCGGACGACCTGCGATGGGAAAAACAACACTGGCAATGAATATCGCATTTAATGCGGCAAATGCAATCGCACATGGACGTGCCAATAAAAACTATAAAGGGGCAGTCGTATTCTTTAGTTTGGAAATGTCCGCATCCCAGTTGGCGGCACGTGTGCTGTCATCGCAATCCAGGGTCAAGGCATCTTCAATGCGTGAAGGTACACTGACAGACGAAGACTTTCTGAAAATGTCCCAATATTCTGCTGCAATTGGTCAGGTGCCACTGTTTATCGATGATACACCGGGGATGTCTGTGCCAATGATGCGTACACGTACACGAAGACTGGCACGCAAACACGGTGGTATTGCATTAATCGTTATCGACTATCTGCAGCTGATGACATCGCCAGGTGGAAAACACAGCGATAATCGTGTGCAGGAAATTTCTGAAATTACCCGTGGACTGAAAATGCTGGCCAAGGAACTGGATGTGCCGGTTATCGCCCTGTCCCAGTTGTCACGTAGTGTGGAATCACGTGATGATAAACGACCGATGCTGTCCGATTTGCGTGAATCTGGATCAATCGAACAAGATGCTGACATCGTTATGTTTACGTATCGTGAAGAATACTATCTGCAAAATCGTGACCCAAATGAACGAATCTCGAATAATACAAATGATAAAATGCATGATTCGTGGCAGTCCAGAATGGATAAAGCACGCGGCAAGGCAGATATTATTATCGGAAAAAACCGCCATGGACGACCAGAAACCGTCAGAACGGCATTCTTTGGTGATTTCAGCTTGTTCGATAACCTGGAAGAATTCGAGGCACGTGGTGAAAATGAGTTCGCACAACCCGCACCAACAATTTCAGCAGCCAGCATGGTAAATGATGCAGATGCAATGCCAACCGCAATCGATGCAGATGCAATTCCAGACGATATGCCATTGTAATGCAATTATTTTGCTTGCACCTGAATTAAAAATTGACTATTATTTTGTCAAGAAATAATTAGTTCAGGAGTGCATTATGGCCCAAGAAGAAATTATCTTTCCAAATAATATACGCAATATCCGCCTGGCCAAGGGGATGAAAATGACAGATTTGGCACGGCGGTCGGATTTATCACTGTCGGCAATTTCAAAAATCGAAAAAGGTGTCCGCAGATTAAATCAGAAACAATTGCTGAATATCTGCAATATTTTGGGCTGTAAATTGTCAGATATTTTCATCAAAGAATCTGATAATGTCGCACGTCAATGGCAATCAGAAATTAAACGCAGACTGAATGATAACGAAAACAGTGGGTTAAAGGTTTTTGGCAGTGGACTGCGTAAAATCAGACAACAGTCTGGCAAAACAATCGCACAGGCCGCAAAAGATGCGGGTATGACACTGTCTGTTTATCATAAAATCGAAGTCGGTCAACGTGAAATATACAAAACTGAAATCGAACCGTTGGCACAGTCGTTTGCACTGAAAACAAACGAACTGTTTGATAAAATTGCCAATCTGTATAAGTCAGGTGAACTGAACAAGCATATCAGCAAAGTAAAGGAACGGGTCAAGTCTGTGCTGGTGCCGGGAAATCCACTGTCGGGCATCGATATGCAGGGCAGTTTGTATGGGGCAAAGTTGTATGACAGTGCACGCAGAAAACTGGTGCCGGTGTTCGGAACACCGTCTGGCAAGTCAATCGCATTTACAAAGTCTGACAAGACAATGATTATCGCACCAATGATGCTGGAAGGACGCAAGGGTATATATGCCGTTATCCCAAATTCTAGGCGGTTGGGTGGTTTCATCCCAGAAAAATCGTACGTCTTTGCAGATGCATTGACCCCTGCAAAACCAGGCGATTTGGCGGTATGTATATTTGAAGATTTTGATACAATGGATTCTGATAAGTCTGTTAATGCACATATTGCACTCGTTAAACAAGATGCCAAAGGAAATGTTTGGGCACATGTCGCAGGACCAGAAGAAAAAATTATGCCAAAAACAATGCACAAGGTTGTTATGGTCGTAATGGAATAATTCCAATGCACTAACACATGCCAGGAGAGAGCAATCATGAATACAAAATCCAGTGTAACCGCATTAAAGTTGGTCAATCTGTATCGCCAGGAACATGTTATCATTGGTGGCTGGGCGGCGGTGAACGCAGTGCTGGTCAACGAAGCAACTGATGACGTAATCAACGAATTGCAAAACCTGCCAACAGGAAAAATGCTGATACGACATATCGAAAATTTACGCAGTGGCAAAACACCAATGGATTCAATTGAACCAGAACTGATGCCGTACGGCGGACAAATGCAAGATGCATCAATGCCGTCTGTTGAACTGACTGATAATCAGTGGCAGGAACTGGAATACGGATTCGAAAACTTTACCCCAGATCAGGCGGGACTGAAAATGTTTACATCACTGGGGGTGGTGCAGCAGTTTGGCCCAGAATGGATTACAGCAATCCGTGACGCAATCGCACAAAAACCATATCTGATGGACAGGTGGAACGTCATTAATCAGACATACAATGCATACAAACTGTGGGATACCGCAAACGAAATAATCGCAAATCCAATTTCTGAACGAGAACGGGCCCAGGTGCAGGCAGACATGCCAGAATACGAAACATATTTACCAATGTTTGGCGAAACAGGAATGCAACTGCTAGAAAAACTGCGCACCGTTATCAGCAGCTTGAACTGATTCCAGGGGAACCTGTTTGGTATATCGTGTCATGGGTATGCGGTGTGCCAATGTAAATCATTGCACCAGTTGGCGATAAAATAAAATCCAATTCACGTAATCTGTCACGTAGGTTTTCACGCTTTTGCGGGGTGTTTGAAGTGTTAGGAACTTCGACATCGTCGCAAATAATCAGGTCTGCACGCATACCGGTGATATTACCGTGAATTCCCTGGCATATTACAGATGGTTCACGAATGCCAATCGGACGGTTCACAGTGATGCGCCCCATCGCCCATTCTTTCTTGCTGGACGGTATCAGGGACGAACACCAGGGATGATTTTCCAAGATATGCCGAATGTGTGATACCATACGTGTCGACAACCCTGATTCCGCAGACAGAATCAATATGCGGGTTTGGGGATGCATATATAATACACATGCTGCAAAAATCCCAACAACTGTCGATTTGCCTGAATGACGAAATGCCATCAGTAATCCACGATGTGGCGCATCGCACAGCACACTGTACAGAAATTCCAATATCTGTTTGTGATGACTGGGGGTCTGCAATCCCAATGTGCGATTCCATTCGTCCAAAAATTCATAAAATACCGTAATCATCACGATTTTCGTTCGGTGCAGGTTCTGTTATGTGCCCGTAATCATTTATTAATTTTGGCAATGCATTTTCCAATACACTGACCAAATTGCGATATAACCCCAACACCGCACCACCAGATAATTTGTCACTGATGACAGAATGAGTATAATCAATCAGCGATTTTATATTGTCGTGGCGATTGGCCCATTCAGATAAATCAATGTTCACAGAATGTAAATCTTGGAATGCAGACAACAGAAAATTAAAGTCTGAATTCAAATCTTCGGGGTCAATCTGGGCGGTGGGCTGGTAATCAATCGTACGGGATAATGATATTTGACGAAAGATGTCTATTCTGGTATCCGCAACAGGCGCAATATCAAAAACAATATTGCCACCAGAAAAGTCTGCATTTGGCATAACAGAATAATTAATACCAGAAGTATTTGTACTGTCATTTATCGCAACATGAATGTCCGCTGTTTGAAAAAACGGAAAGCGAAATGCAAACTCGGTCGTGGTGCCGTCTGCAATATAAGTTATTTTATACATTGTTTAATCCCCCTGCCCTTGTGTCTAGCCAACTAAATCGTCAAATCTGGACAAGATTGAACGTAATAAGTTGGGACGTTTTGCCTTGGTTTGTTTTAATTTCTTTAGATTATTTCGCTCTTTTTCTGAATACGGTGCCGCAGTTTCAGATTTTAACCGCCGCAGAACCGTGCCTGCGGTAATGCCAGATGCAGATGCACCAGATGCACCATACTTGGCACGTTGGGTTGCCAAAACTTTCTTTATCAGGTTGGTCTTTTCTGCACGATCTGCAGCCATTTGTGCCAAAATTTCTTGACGTTGGTTCTTGGATTCTTTCTTGGCATCTTTGTAATCCAATATTTCTGTTACGTCAGATACAAGTTGTCCCATTTGTTTTTTCCTTTGTTTTTGTTGTTATACTGTGTACCATCCGTGCAGCGAAATTGATAACACTGTCACAGGGTACGATTCAGATCCATGCACGGTCCAGGCCGGCCGGATGCAATCGTGCATCGTTCCCAAAATATTTAACGACACATCACCACAATAGCCACGACTGCCCGGGGCAAACGCAGAATCGGGCAAACTGATATGCTGGCCATTTATATGCAATGACTGGGTGTCCAAAATACGGGCAGAAATCTTGCGTATCTTGATGCGGCGGGCATTATGCCCAGACGCACGCAGTGGCAATCCAGATGCTGTGTATGAAAAACTGTATTGGCCCGCATCATTCAGGCAACCTGAATCAAAACATTCCAGATACACACTGCCACTGCGCAGAACAGCGACATAGGTACAGCCATTGCATACTGTTACAGATAAAAATTGTCCACTGGTTCGGTACGTGCCCCACGCAGATATTCCCAATGCAGAATTGTGATTCAGCACAGACATTGTACCATCTGAACGAACAATGTATAACTGACGCATGTGGTCGTTGTATGCAATATCAATCGGGGACCCCATTAAATGCTTGGCCATAACAGATAAATCTGTGGCATTATAGTTTTCCCCCAATTCATCCAGCCCCAATTGCCGAATATCACGACCACTGGATGATATGAATATGGTGGAACCTTCCATCTTTTGCGGTGGCAGATATCGGGCAGTGTATGAACCAACCGATGTGTGCTGTTTTATATCTACCGATGATGGGGTTAATGGTTTGCTGGATATCGCCCATTCGCCTGTGTTGGTTAATATCTGCAGGTTATCACTGCTGACGACAGTGCATATCTGTTGACGTTGTTGCGACAACAATGATATAAAAATCGCTTCGTCATCCAATCCAGTGCCACTGTTGAAATTATTATGACGACCAACCTGGGACAGCCAAATGCCCGCCGGCCAATCACGAGAACCACCAAAAACCAGGCGATCTTGGTGAAAGGTTATACTGCGGGGCCAACCACGACGGGTGCCAAATGCGGCCTCGGTCCAATTTGTAACAGGGGCACTGGGCAATGTGTATGAGCCGTTAGTGTACGCAACAACCTGGGTCGGCGATATGTATTCAACAACTGTCCACTGGCGATCCAGTAAAAACAAACGACCGCGGACATTGTCTGGGGTCCAAAAATCACA